AAGACTCTTGTACTCAAACTGAAATGGAAAGCAATCGGTGATAATTCCTATCCTGAAGTAAAGGATATCACTTTTGAAGACCGGGAAGCTTACGATAAAGGGATCCTTGATGATGTAGCTGATTTGGATACAGTTCTGAAAGTTCTTTCTTATAATGAAATTGCTGCCCTATTCTTTGGTGAAGAGGATGGAGGATCTTTAAAGGAAGCCGGTGATGACGATGACGATGATCCAAAAGAAACTCGCCGAAGTCATAAAGAGGAGAAAGAAGAACCAGAGGAATCTCATTCAAAATATCGTAGAGGAGGGGCTGCCAAAGAAGAGGAGGAGAAGGAGGAAGAGAAGGAGCCTCCGACTCGTAGCAGAAGATCAGCTCCGGCTGAAGAAAAGGAAGAACCTCCTGTTAGGAACAGAAGATCAGCTCCTGTTGAGGAGAAGGAGGAAGAGAAAGAACCTCCTCGTAGAGTAAGTAGAGGAGTTGCAAAAGAAGAACCTGAAACGAAAGGGGATGGTAAATGTCCAGCTGGTTATAAGTTCGGAGTTGATTTTGAGAAATATAAGGCTTGCGATACTTGTAAGGTCTATGACGATTGCTTTGAAGCCAGTAAAAAATAGGAAATATGCCTCTACTAAAAGTGAAAGTTGAGCGTAAGGGAATGAAAAGGAATATAGGTGGATATTTTCCCACTTATATTGATTCATACCTTACTCTCAAGTCACTTGCAGATGCAGTGACTAAATCCTCAATTATGCAATCCATCTTAGAAAAATGGGTGGCTAATAGTCGAGCGAAGGAATCTGAAAAAGTTCTTTTGGATAGGATAAGCCAAAGATTAAGCGCCCAATGGAAGATAGATAAAAAACAACCTCCTTACTGGTCCTTTGAAGAGTATAAGGAGAAGGTTCATGTTGAGTTATTATCCAGAGGGATAAGTGAGGAAAATGTAGATAAGATACTAAAATCTATTCAGAAATGACTGTAGTGAGAGGAAAGAAATCAACTCCATTGAGCAAACAAGTTAGAGAAAGAGTTAATAAACCAATCGAAAAGAAGGAGGAATTAGATGGTAATTTTGGAACCGTTATCAGTACAGGATCAACCTTACTTGATCTTGCACTTTCAGGAGGAAGACTTCATGGAGGGGGACTTCCAGGAGGAATTCTGGTGGAAATCTTTGGACCCAGTGGTTCAGGAAAAACTGTGTTCCTTTCTGAAATCGCTGGTGGGGTCCAACGTCTCGGAGGTGATATTATCTTTCACGACCCCGAAGCGAGAATCAATCCCACATTTGCAAAATTATTCGGTTTGGAGTTACCTGAAGGGACTTATCATATCCCTGACACGGTCCCCGAAATATTTGATCCAATTCATAATTGGGCTCCTAAGGATCCAAAAGCAGTAAATGGAATATTTGCAGATTCTCTTGCTGCCCTTTCTACTGATATGGAAATGGATCCAAAGAAAGGTGATAAGATGGGAGCTCGCAGAGCCAAAGAGTTCAGTGAAGGTACTCGAAAAACTTGTAGAATCATCAAAGATAAGAACTACTTAATGGTTTGTAGTAACCAGATTCGTCAGAATATGGATCCGATGGCTTATTCAAAGTATACTACTTCTGGAGGTGAAGCCATAGGTTTCTACTCAAGTGTTCGTTTGAAAACTCAAATCACTAAGAGACATAAAGTTGAAAAGACCTTCAAAGGGAAGGATATTTCTAAGATCATAGGAGTCAGGATTGAAGTAGAAGTATTCAAGTCATCTATCTGGGAACCTTTTCATACCGCTCCTGTTACTATCATATTTGATTATGGAATTGATGATATCAGGGAAAATCTTCAGTTCATTAAAGATTACTCCAAATATAGCACTTATACTCTTGGAGGGGAGTCTTTGGATAAGTCCATGAATGAGGCTATCAAAATAATTGAGGAGGATAAACTTGAATCAGTCCTCAAAGAGGAAGTGATTAACCTTTGGGAAGAAAGAGAAATGGCTTTTAAAGTAGAACGTAAACCAAAAAGATAATGTCAGTAAAAGTACAAATCGGAAAAATGAAAGGTAAAGCCTATACAAAAGAGGAATACCTTTTCAAGAAAGCCCATCCTTTTCGGTGGTGGCTTGGTAATGGACTAAAAGAGTTCTTTCGTTGGCGAAGGAGAGTTGCTCGTAAATGGCAAATGAGAAAGGAGGAAAAGAATGGAACGATCGAACGAACCGAGAATACTAACAAATGATCCCAGCTTCACGGCTTGGGGATGGGCAGTTTTGAATGGTAAAGGAGAAGTTCTGGCTATCGGATGTATCCAAACTAAACCTGAACATAAGAAAACTCGGGTAAGGGTATCAGATGATCGAACCAGGAGAGCCATAGAAATAGTTCAGGAGCTACTTCGTATTATAACCAAATACAAAATCAATTACATCGTATCTGAATCACCTCACGGGAGTCAGAATGCCAGTGCCGCCGTAATGATAGGAATAGTAGCCGGAATATTAGCCGCCATAGGTGAATGCCTTCAGATTCCCATTGAGTATTATTCTGAACAAGATAGTAAAAAAGCTCTACTGGGAAAGAAAGCCGCCACAAAGGATGATATGATTGAAGCAATAGATCGAGTATACGAAGTGGCTTGGCAAAAAGTAAAATACTTTGATGAAGCTGTAGCTGATGCTTTAGCTGTTCATTATGTAGCAAGTAAACAAAGTCAGATACTTAAATATATGAAACGGTAATTTAATAATCAATTAAAATGGAAGAAGAAGTAAAAACTAATGAAGGAGCTTTTTTAGCATCCTTGAAACGAAACAACAAGCAGATCAGAGATGATCGAGCTACTGCTATCGGGGAATCCGCTCAGTTACTCTACAAGAGAGCTGTCGAGGATCTCGAAGTAATGATCAAACAAAAGAAAAGAGATCAGGAGAATATGCTTGATCTATCTCCCTCTAATGCCTTGAGCTTAATTGTAGCCAGTGACTTTAAAGCTGATATCTACGTTAAAAAAGATATGGAACTCAGTGTAGATATAAGGAATGCTGAGATAGAACTTGAGATCGCCAGAAATCGTTACAAAACCTTATTTGGAGATATGTAATCATGGGAGGAGGAACATATTCATCAACAACAAGGCACGAAAGAGCAGTAACCTCAGGTTTCTACTCAAAGCCCAAAGAGGAAATCTTCACTCAGAGATCAATTAACAATGCTATGAATCCCTTTGGTATTTCCATCAGGGAGTCACGAGATTCGGCAGAACATCCTAACTCACTGGCCATAATTCTGGCACTTGATGTTACTGGATCTATGGGTTCTATACCACATCATCTTGTAAAGGATGGACTACCTGATCTGATGCAGGGAATAATGGATAAAGGATTGAAAGATCCCCAACTTCTTTTCCTTGCTATTGGTGATCATGCATGTGGTGATAAGGCCCCCCTTCAGGTTGGTCAGTTTGAGTCAAGTGATGAGTTACTTGATAAATGGTTGACCGATGTTTGGCTTGAAGGAGGTGGTGGTAGTAATGAAGGCGAAAGTTATCTCCTGGCATGGTATTTTGCTGCCTTACATACCAGCATTGATTGCCTTGAAAAAAGAAGTCAGAAAGGATTCCTATTCACCGTTGGTGACGAACCAACTCTGAAGAGTATCTCAAGTAAGAGGTTAGCCAGTATAATGGGAGATGGTCAATATGAAACTTTATCTGATGGTGATCTTTTAGCCAAGGCAAGGGAAAAGTATCATGTATACCATCTTCATATCAAGGAAACGGCTTCTGGAGGAAGAACTTATGTACAGGATGGTTGGAAACAACTTATGGGAGATAATGTAATTATGGTTGATCGGTATCAGGATGTTTCTGGTATCATTGTCAGTATCGTTACGAAGCATTTGGATATAGCAAACCAAGTGCCGGAGACCGAAAAACCAGCAGAAAAGAAACCAACTAAAATGCTTTAATCATGGGAATAAATACTTATTCAGAAGATCCTAAGAATGAAGGATTGGAAAACCTTGAGGAAGAAGTCAAGGAAGAAGTCAAGGAAGAACCTGAAGCTGAAAAGAAATGAATTCAGCTGTAATTGGATTAGGATTTGGGGATGAAGGGAAAGGTTTAGTTACTGAGTACCTTAGCTCCCAATCTGATTCATTAGTAGTAAGATACTCAGGGGGACAACAGGCAGGGCATACCGTAGTGAAGGGGGACGTCCGACATATATTCTCAAACTTCGGTTCTGGGACTTTAAGTGGGAGACCAACTTACTGGTCCCCGTTCTGTACTGTTGACCCCATCGGGTTAACTAATGAGCTTCATATCTTACAAAAGAAAGGAATATCCCCAAAGATTTATATAGACAATAAATGTCCTATCACTACCCCTTATGATACCGCCTATAATCGAATATGCGATAAAACGAATGGAACATGCGGAGTAGGAGTAGGAAGGACTATTGCCAGGGAAGAGAATCATTATTCCCTTTTAATTGAGGATTTGAAGAGTAAATCGGCTTTTCGTATGAAGCTTGACCTCATAGGGAAGTATTATCAAATGAAACTATCCCTGAAGCGATTTTTGGAAGGTATTGAGGAGATGCTTGATCAGGGATGTATTAGTTTTGTTAGTCATTCTCTTCCTTGGACTAATAGAAACAATTTAATACTTGAAGGATCACAAGGATTACTATTAGATCAGGATATAGGATTCTTCCCTCATGTTTCAAGAGGGAATACAGGAACTAAAAACGTTCTGAGTATATTAGGGGAGTATGCCTTTAGGAACCTTAATTTGTATCTTGTTACAAGAGCCTATCAAACTCGACATGGAAATGGTCCAATGACTAATGAGGATCTGCCACATAACATCAAGCTGGATCCTGATGAAACCAACATAACCAATAAATACCAAGGAGAATTCAGAAGAAGTTTACTTGATATAGATTTACTACTATATGCTCTCTATAAGGATAAAGGAATCAGGAATGTATTAAGAAAGACTCTGGTCATTACCTGTCTTGATCACATAAAAAATGAATACCGATTCACTTATAAAGGTGATATAGTGAATTGTAGGGATGAGGAAGATTTTGTTAATCAAGTGAGTTTTCTATTGGATTTGGATGAGAACGTTTTAGTTAGTGAATCACCTTATTCTAATAAAATTCAAAAATTTTAAACAATGAGAATAGTAATAGATTCAATAGAGGCTAATTTGATAGATGCTTCAACTTTAGCCGGTAATGATTACCTAATAAAAAGTTGGACTACTAAATACATAGT